GCAATGGAGCCAGAACTCCAAGAAGAAATGCCTGTGTCTAACTTCAGTGTCATGGGAGATACTCCTTCCATAGAAGCAGAGATGATGGCAGAGAACATTGTAAACTTTATGCCAACAGAAGACGGTGGTGTAGAGGTGGAGTTTGGAGAGATAGAAGAGCTAACTATCTCTGGCCCCATGGGTTCCCACTTTGAAAACATAGCAGAGTTTCTGGAAGAAGATGACCTAGAAGAAATAGGTTCTATGGTCTATGACAGTTACGAAGCAGACAAAGAGTCAAGACAAGAGTGGGAACAAATCTTTGAGCGTGGGTTTGATCTTCTGGGTCTCAAGCTAGAAGAAACCACAGAACCCTTTGACGGTGCCTGCACAGCTGTACACCCCCTCTTGATAGAGTCCGTTGTCAAGTTCCAGAGCAAAGCCTCTCAAGAACTCTTCCCGGCAGGTGGACCAGTAAAGTCTCAGATCATAGGAGCTTCTACCATTGAGCGCGAGAAACAAGCGCAACGTGTAAAGAACTTTATGAACTATCAGCTTACTCAGCAAATGCCTGAGTACTTTGAAGAACAAGAGCGTCTCCTCTTTCACCTCCCGGTGATGGGTTCTGCCTTTAAAAAAATATACTATGATCAGCTACTGGAAAGACCAGTGTCAGAACTGGTCCCAGTGGATCACTTCTATGTATCCTACAATGCCAAGGACCTCAGAACAGCTGACCGTTACACGCACCTGATCTTTCGTTCTGTCAATGATTTTAGAAAAGACGTAGTATCAGGAATGTACCTAGACGTAGACCTAGGCAAACCTTCTGCTCCTGATATACCTGAGATGACCCAGAAGATGGACGAACTCATGGGCATTGATTCTTCTGGTATTGACCTAGAAGACCCTCAGTATGTTCTCCTAGAGCAGCACTGCTACCTAGACCTACCAGAACCTTACAATGATCCTGACGGTATAGCTCACCCCTATATTGTAACCATAGACGAGAAGAGTAAGAAGGTTCTCTGCATCAGAAGAAACTACAAGGAGGGTGATCCCAAGAAAGAAAAGAAGAACCACTTTATTCACTACAAGTATGTACCGGGATTTGGTTTCTACGGGTTGGGACTTATTCACTTCCTAGGTAACCTGACCATGACAGCTACCACTGCCATGCGTTCTCTGGTAGATGCAGGACAGTTTGCCAACCTCCCCGGTGGTTTCAAGGCCAGAGGTGTCAGACTAGTGGGTGATAATGAACCTATCTCTCCCGGTGAGTTCAAGGAAGTGGAGAGCACGGGTATTGACCTGAACAAAGCCATCATCACACTCCCCTATAAAGAGCCTTCACAGACCCTGATGGGCATGATGCAGTTTGTCATAGGCGCAGGACAGAAGTTTGCAGACTCCACAGAGCAGGTAATTGCAGATTCTAAGAACTCTGGCCCTGTGGGAACCACCATGGCCCTCCTAGAAGCCTCTTCAAAGTTCTTCTCTGCTATTCACAAGCGACTTCACAAGGCACAGAAGGATGAATTTGAAGTACTGGCGCAGATAAACTTTGACTTTCTTCCTCCCTCCTACCCTTATCAGGTGGTTGGAGGAGACCAAGAGGTGTTCAAGCAGGACTTTGACGGGAGAATTGACGTAATTCCTGTCTCTGACCCTAACATTCCGTCCTCTGCACACCGTATGGCACTGGGACAACTGGCAATTCAGCTGGCAAGTCAGACGCCTCCGGGTACTTTTAACATGCCAGCCCTCTACAGAGAGGTTCTCACAGCAGCAAACTTTCCAAATCTAGACGAAATCCTCCCACCAGAGCAAAAACCACAGCCTCAAGACCCTCTGGCAGACATTATCTCTGCCACCAAGGGTCTTCCCATAGCTGCATTCCCCGGTCAGAACCATGAAGCACATATTCAGTTCAAAACTTCTTTCCTCAAGGACCCTGCCACGGGTGCAAACCCCATGATGAAGCAAATTGTACCTATTATCAACGCAAATGTCAGAGATCACATGATTATGAAGTACCAAGAGCAGGTTCTTGGCATGGTCAAGGCCTCTGGTGTTGCAGATGATCCACAAACCACAGAGATGGTCATGGCACAGGCGGCAGAAGAAGTGGCAAATGCCAACGCTGCCATGGGAATTGCACAGAGTCCAGAGCAACAGATGCTTCTTCTGGAGAAAGAACGTCTTGAGTTTGATAAACAGAAAGCAGAGATGGCAGCTGCCAAGGATTCTGCTGATATTGCCCTCAAACAAATGGACATGGACCTGAAAGCCAAGGAGAACATGAATGATCTAGTTCTCAACGTGGGTAAAATGGAAGCAGATGAGCGTAAAGAAAACCTGAAGGCTCTAGAAGCAGCTGCTAGACTAGAAATAGAAAAGCAGAGGGTAGACGATGATACTGAGCTTAAAGCTGCTAACACTGCTATGCAAACTTTGCAATCCATTGGAAAACGTATCAGAGGTAATGATGAGTGATAAAACAAATAGTTTAGGATCAGTCTACTCTGGCATGAATCAAGAAGAGCTAATGGGTTTAATAAACCAAGCAAGAGCTTCTACTGCCTCTCCAGAACAACAAGAGACTGCTCGTAGAATAGATGAGGAGCTAGACTCCGGAGGTGTCATGCGTAGCAGGTTTCAAAGACCTGCACCTACTGCACCTGCACCTGCACCTGTGTCTAAAGGATTAACAGCTACACCTCAAGTACAAGCACAAGAGGATACATCTATGCTTAATTTAAATTCAATTAAAAACTATTTAAGTAATCTTTTTTCTTCTTCAACCACCAGCACTCCTCCTCCTTCAACAGATGCGCTAGAGCAACGTGCTGTTAGGCCTTCAAGATATAGTGAAAAGTATTCTGCAAACAACCCCGGAAATGTTGAAAGACTAAAAAATGATTTAAGAGCAGGAGAAAATAAAGAAGGTGGCTATGGTGATAATAACAGGTTTCCCACCTTTGATCATCCTGTTATGGGACTTAGAGCAATCTTTATGGATATGAATAAAAAAGTAACAAGACACGACGGTAATCTTAAAAAAATGATAAGTGAATATGCTCCTAAAACTGAAAACAAAACAAAAAAGTACTATGACTTTGTAAAAAATAAATTAGGAAAAGAAAAAATTAACAGTAAACCTGACATTAGAAAAGTTGTAGAGGCCATTGTAGAGTATGAAAATAAAGAAATAGATGACGGTAAACTTGTAAACTTTTATCTTTCTCCACAATATGGTTTTATGGATGAAGCTGAACAACTTGCTAAATTAAATTTACCCGAAGGACTTTCCTACGAAAGAATAGCAGCAGGGGATTATTCAGTAATACCTAAAAAAAGACAAGTAGCTCAGAGAGCTTCAGGTGGGAGGATAGCTAAAAATCCTAACCCCTATACTCCCAAGGCAATTTAGAATGCCTCTGACTCCCGGTAAAAGTAATAAAGCTATCTCTGCAAATATCAAGAAGCTAAAATCAGAAGGTTACGATCAAAGACAAGCAGTGGCAATTGCACTGTCAACCTCCAGACGTTCTCCCAAACGAGTATCTAAAAAAAAGCGTAGGATGACAAGAAGAAAATAGATATACTTCTGTTATGGATATATTCCAAGAAATAAAAGATGCTTTTCACATCAAGCAAGAAAGTTTAAAAAATTTGCTTGCAGAGGGACAAGCAGAGGACTATAACCAATATAAGCAGATAGTAGGTACACTCTCAGGAATTGAATGGGCCTACACTGAACTAAACAGAATTGTCAACAATAGAATGGAGAATGATTTAGACAATGATTAATCCTAACTTAGCAGGAGCTATTACAAATGATTCGTGGGTCACAGAAGGAGAACACCCAGACCCAGAGGTTCTTCCAGAGATTCCGGGGTATCATGTTCTGGTTCGCCCTGTCAGTATCAAGACAAAGACCAAAGGAGGAATTATCCTTCCAGAGAAAGCTAGGGATGACATTGCTTACCTCACCACGGTGGGCCGTGTACTCAAGGTAGGAACTCTGGCCTACGAAGACAAGGACAAATTTCTTGGTGGAGCTTGGTGTAAAGAGGGTGACCACGTATGTTATCAAAAGTTGGTAGGCACAAAGTTTGTTTACAAGGGTGTCAAGCTACTTCTTATCTTTGACGATCAGGTTCTGATGAAGATTGATAATCCAGAAGATTTAGATACTACCCTTGTATTAGGAACTTAAATGTGTTAAATATATTACTATGGCGTAACCTTAGTATTCGCACACTATGAGGAGACACTACAAATGTCGGAAGAACAAGTAGAAGCAAAAGAAAACGTAGCGGAAGAGCTAACAGAGTGGAGTGAGGTTGATCTTTCTCCTACAAATGAACAAGAAAAAATTGAGTTTGAAGTTGAAGACGCTGAACCAGAGGTAGAAAGCAAACCAGAGATAGAAGAAGCGTCTCCTGCACCAGCAGCAACAGCAGAAGCATCCAAAGAA